TAAAGCATTAGGTAGAGGGCTTGCTAGCCTAGCACCTATTGCTATTCCAATGTTAATTGGTGCCGCCGCAGTTTCAGGTGTTATTGCATTGCTGGGTCTAGGTATTGCAGCCGCAATAGCGTTAATTGGTTTAAGTTTACCTGTGTTTGCCAAAGGATTAAAAGACATTGCAGAGATTGACGGCATAAACTTATTAAAGGTTGCCGCAGGTATAACAGCACTAGGATTTGCGATGGTTGCATTTACCGCAGGCAGTGTTGTTGGGGGACTAGGAGCAATTGGTGCTAAAGTATTAAACTTCTTTTCCGGCGGTGGCCCAATTGGATTAATTAAAGATTCAGTAAATGAACTTAGCCCAATATTGCCGCAATTGCTTGCCCTTGGACCAGCACTACAAACATTTTCAACAAGTTTGAATGAAGGGTTTAGCGGTATAGATACCGCTAAGTTAGAAGAGTTAGCTTCCGGTATTAGTTCACTAGGATCATCTTTAGTTGCATTTTCCGGAGCTACAGTTGCCGCAGGATTGGCGGGAGCAGGATCACAAATTATTAGTTTCTTTACTGGTGGTGGACCAATTGCACAGATTAAAACTACGGTTGCTGAACTAAGTCCATTAATACCATCAATGCAGGCATTGGGTCCTGCATTAAGCAACTACTCATCTGCAATAGTTAGCTTTGGTAAAGCAGTTAGTGGTGTTGATATTGCCAAAGCGGAAAAATTAAAAGAAGCAATGAAAGGTCCAGGGCTAGCTGAATCTATCAGTAGTGCCGCTGGAAAAATGGTTTCGGCTACAGCAAACCTAGTATCAGGCCAACAAGGGTCTGAAGAAAAAACTAGTTTGGCCTTAACTACATTAAATAACACTATAAATGATTTAAAAGTTATCATGAGAGAAGTGGCTGAAAACACTAAGAATAATGTCAATGCTACTAAGAAACTTAATGGTAATTTATTTGCATAATTAAAGGATACTAAATTGTCTTGGAAAAAGTTCTTTACTCCAGTTGATGTAAGTGGAAAACTGGGCCCGATCAGCGGGAACATGTCCACCGGCGGCAATATGCCTGGTCGAACAAATTATTCTAGTTATCTGCCTGATATCTATGCTGGACATCCTAATCGTTTAGAACGATATGGTCAGTACGATACTATGGACACGGACAGCGAGGTTAATGCCGCATTTGATATTTTGGCTGAGTTTTGTACACAGTCAAACGATGAGAACGGAACACCGTTTCAAATCTTTTTTAAAGAACAGGCAACACAAACGGAAATTAAAATCATTAAGAAATATCTACAACAGTGGACTAGACTGAATCATTTCCAAATCCGCATGTTTAAGATCGTTCGCAATGCATTTAAGTATGGTGACACTTTCTTTGTAAGAGATCCGGAAAATCAATCGTGGATGTATATTGATCCCGCTAAGGTAGATAAAATCATCGTAAACGAAAGCGATGGTAAGAAACCCGAGCAATATTTTATCCGTGACTTTAACCCTAACTTAGAGACACTGGCAGTGACTGCTATTCAACCCACTAATGCAAATGGTGGAGGTAGTAGTTATGGTTCAGGAAATACCGGCGCAGGTGGTAGCAGAGGTATGACAGGGTCGGTTCCCCAAGCAACCGGAAGCCGCTTTACACAAAATCAAAATCAATATGCAATAGATGCTCGCCATGTGATTCATATTAGCATGAGCGAAGGATTAGATAACAACTATCCATTTGGAAATAGTCTAATGGAAGGTATTTTTAAAGTATTCAAACAAAAAGAATTACTTGAAGATAGTATTCTAATCTATCGTATACAGAGAGCGCCTGAGCGCAGAGTATTCTACATCGATGTAGGAAATATGCCAAGTCATTTGGCTATGAGCTTTGTTGAGCGTGTTAAAAATGAAGTTAACCAACGCCGTATACCTAGTGTAACTGGCGGGTCACAAAGCGTTATTGATGCAAGTTACAACCCTTTAAGCATTAACGAAGATTACTTCTTTCCTCAAACAGCAGAAGGTCGAGGAAGTAAAGTTGAAATCCTTCAAGGCGGTCAAAACTTAGGAGAGATCGATGATCTTAGATATTTTACTAATAAGCTATTTCGTGCTTTACGCATACCTTCAAGTTATCTACCTACCGGGTCTGACGACGGAGGATCTAACTTCAATGATGGTCGAGTTGGCACCGCGTACATTCAAGAATTAAGATTTAACAAGTATTGCGAACGACTACAAAGTCTATTAAACGGACCGTTTGATAACGAATTTAAATTGTATCTACATACACAAGGTGTAAATGTAGACAGCAATGTATTTGAAATCCAGTTTAATCCTCCGCAAAACTTTGCCGCTTATCGTCAAGCAGAGATGGATACTGCCCGTGTTAATACATTTAACACTATGATAGCAGTTCCGATGATCAGCAAACGATTTGCAATGAAGCGTTTCTTAGGTATGACTACAGAAGAAGTTGCAGAGAATGAAAAACTATGGAAAGAAGAAAATGTTGATGAAGATCAATATCTAAGTGCTAGTAGCGAGCTAAGAAGTGCAGGAATTACAGCAAACGGTATGGCCGCAGACTCTTCAGCATTAAGTTCTATTGCTCTACCACCAGAAGATCCAGCAGCCGATCCCACTGCCGCCGCAGAACCCGCCCCAGCAACTCCGCCAGCGGCAGCATAAATACTAACATGATACTAAGAGAATTCATTTATTTCGATCGCGATCACAGAGATCCTCAAGAGGACAATCGGTACAATAGTCAAAATGATACCAGCATTCTTAAGAGTAAAGACCTGCGTAAGACTCGGCTAACACTCCGTATGATCAACGATATTCGTAAAGCTGCCGAAGCTCACGATAAAGAAAAGCGTGAAGAACTTGGTCTAGTTAGAAAAATGTACGCCGCGCCCCCTCCAGAAGCCGCAGCCGTATAACGATAGTAAACTACAAACATAAGTTTTGTTATCAAAAACTAAATATTTTTAACAAAACTTGTCAATTCCAGGATCGAATCCTCGGACTTTCTTGCCAGAACGGCTCGTTTTTGGCCTATTTCACATACTAAAATTAACTATGCTGTAAATACCATACAGCCTTGCCGCTACCATAATAGGAGAATTTATTAACATGTCTACAAAATTTGAAGAGTTGCTTGATCTTTTGATTAACGAAGAACACGAAAAAGCCAATGAGCTTTTCCATGAGATCGTTGTTGAAAAGTCTCGCTCAATATACGAAAACCTTATCGCCGAAGAAGAAGATGAGGAAGCCGACGAAAGTCAAGAAGACGATGATGAGTCTGTAGAAGAAGCTTCTGAAGAAGAAGACGAATCCGTAGATGAAAGTGCCGACGAAGAAGCCGACGAAAGTGTAGACCTAGAAGATAGCTACATGATGGACGCTGGAGACGAGCACGACGACGGTCTTGGTGGTGATGCCACTGACGACCTAGGTGCAGAAATTGGTGCTACAGATGGCGCTGGTGAAGAAGGTCCAGAATCTTCTGAAGAACAAGCAATTTTTGATATCAAGAACGCAATTGAAGAATTAGAAGCAGCCTTTGCTGAACTAGAAGCATCTCAAGGTGCTGAAGCTGGCGCAGACTTCGGTGACGAAGAAGGCGACGATGATTCCGAAATGGGGTCCGACGATGAAATGATGGGTCAACCAGCATTTGAAGGTCGTAAGCTTCGTGAGTACTCAGAAAAAGTTGGAAACGACTGGGAAAAGAACAGCCAAAAAACTGACGGTGATGAAGCTGGTGCAGGTACCGGTGAAAAGATGAGCCGACCAGTTGCAGGTAAAAGCCCAGTAAGTTCTGGTAAAGGTAAGCCTACAACAGGTGCTACTGCTAAGAACATTCTAGGCGACCAGAAAGTTGGTCAAGGTAAGAATACCGGCGACCGTCCTGATAGCCTAAACAAAGGTATTGCACAAGTTAGCGGTGAAAAGCTAGCCGATGGCATGCAGAATGTTGATGGTAAGAAGTCAGGTGTTAAGACATTGTCTAAACAAGGTGCTGGATATCCTGGTAATAACAAGTCCGCTGGTCCAGTAGGTTCCGGAACAGGCGACAAAGCAGGACAAACAAGCGTTGGTAATGTAAAGAGCCCAATCAACGGTGCTCCTAACCGCAACGCCTAATTAGAGAAACTGGATGAAAAAAATAGCTTACTTAAGAGAACACCTTAGTTTTGATCAGTCCGGCATCGTAATGGAGTCGGACGATAAAGATGGTAAGACACTTCATTTGAAGGGAATTGCAATTCAAGGTGGGATCCGTAATGCTAATCAAAGAGTTTACCCCGTAGACGAAATTGAAAGAGCCGTTAAATCGCTGAATGACCAAATTCAAAATGGTTATTCAGTGTTAGGCGAAGTTGATCATCCAGATGATCTTAAAGTGAATTTAGACCGCGTCAGCCACATGATTACAAATATGTGGATGGAAGGTCCAAACGGCTACGGAAAGATGAAAATACTTCCTACGCCGATGGGAAATTTAGTCCGCACCATGCTTGAAAGCGGTGTAAAACTTGGTGTTAGTTCTCGTGGTAGTGGCAATGTCAACGACATGAACGGCCATGTATCCGATTTTGAGATTATCACTGTGGACATAGTAGCCCAACCCAGCGCCCCTGGTGCTTATCCTACCCCCGTGTACGAACATTTAATGAACGCCCGCGGCGGCATGAGAGCATTCAAGGTTGCTACTGAAGTAAAAGAAGATCCAAAGGCCCAAAAATATCTGCAAGAATCGCTCTTGCAGATCATCAAAGGTCTAAAATAAAGCCCGAGGAGAAATATATGTTGGACGCATTCAAACAATTAGTTGAGTCAGGCGTAATGACAGAAGAGACAACTCAAGTTGTCGAGGCTGCTCTTGCCGCTAAAATTCAAGAGAATCGCGACCAAGTAACCGCAGAACTTCGTGAAGAATTTGCTCAAAAATACGATCAAGACAAGAGTTTGATCGTAGAAGCAGTCGACAAGATGTTAAGCGAACGATTGGCCGTTGAGATGACCGAATTGTATTCTGATAAACAAGCCCTAGCCGAAGCAAAACTAGCATATCAAACAAAGATTGCTGGAGATGCTAAGAAACTAGAAGGATTTGTTATTAAACAATTAGGAAAAGAATTGGTTGAGTTCCAAGGAGACCGTAAGAAAGTTTCTGAGAACTTCGCTAAGTTAGAGCAATTTGTAGTACATGCTCTATCGAAAGAGATCAAAGAATTTGCCACTGATAAGAAGGATCTAGCTGAAACGAAAGTTAAGTTAGTTCGTGAAGCTAAGAGCAGATTTAACGATATTAAGCATAACTTTATTAAACAAAGTGCTAAAGTAGTTGAAACAGCAGTAACTAAAAAGTTAACAACTGAAATCAAGCAATTGAAAGAAGATATTGACTCTGCTCGTAACAATGATTTTGGTCGCAAAATTTATGAAGCATTTGCACAAGAGTTTGCCGGTTCCTATCTAAACGAGAAATCCGAAACAAGTAAATTGTTAAAGATCATCGAGAAGAAAGAACAAGAACTAGCAGAAGCAAAAACCGCAGTAACTGAAAAGAATTCTCTAGTAGAATCCGCAAACCGCGAAATTCGAATCACAAAAGATTTGATGGAGCGCAAGCAAGTTATGGGCGAATTGTTAGCACCGTTAAGTGCTGATAAGCGAGCGTTAATGAAAGAACTTCTTGAGTCGACCTCGACAAAGAAACTTACAGAATCGTTTGACAAATACCTACCAGCAGTTATGGAAGGCCAGAGGAAAGTAGTTGCTCCACAAAAAGCAATGTTATCTGAAGGTACAGAAGTAACCGGAAATCGTGAAGTTAAGCCCGAGGTAGGCTTAGATAACATTTTAGACATCCGCAAATTAGCGGGTCTAAAATAATTTTAATATTCAAGGAGAAGACATAAAATGTCACAACTATTAAATGAAAGATGGTCAGAGACCAAAGAAGCTCTGCTTGAAGGCCTATCTGGTAACCGTAAAGCATCTATGAGCGTATGCTTAGAGAATACTCGTCGTTACTTGGGTGAGTCTGCATCAGCAGGTGCAACAAGCGCCGGTAATGTAGCAACACTTAACCGTGTTATTCTACCAGTTATCCGTCGTGTTATGCCAACAGTTATTGCCAACGAAATCATCGGCGTTCAGCCAATGACAGGCCCTGTTGGTCAGATCCACACATTGCGTGTTCGTTATGCTGATTCTAGCAACGAAGTTAGCGCAGGTGAAGAAGCATTGAGCCCATTCAAAATTGCTCAAGCATATTCTGGTAACGACAACAGCACAACCCCTCGTGCCGCTGCCACAAGTACCCTAGAAGGTACACCAGGTAAGCGTATGAGCATTCAAATCTTGAAAGCAGCCGTAGAAGCTAAGTCACGCAAGCTATCAGCTCGTTGGACCTTCGAAGCCGCTCAAGATGCACAAGCTCAACAAGGTATTGACATCGAAGCAGAAATCATGGCCGCTTTAGCACAAGAAATTACTGCTGAAATCGACCAAGAGATCCTAGCAAGCCTACGCGGTTTGGCAAGTGTTGAAGAAACATATGACCAAGCTCTAGTGTCTGGTACAGCTACATTCGTTGGTGACGAGCATGCCGCTCTAGCTATTCAGATCAATCGTGTTGCTAACTTAATTGCTCAGCGTACACGCCGTGGTTCTGCAAACTGGGCTGTTGTTTCTAACCAAGCATTGACAATCCTACAATCTGCTACTACAAGCGCATTTGCTCGTACAACAGAAGGTACATTTGAAGCTCCTACAAACACTAAGTTTGTTGGTACATTGAATGGTGCAATGCGTATCTATGTAGATGCATATCTACCAGATAGCGGTTCACAGGGAATCGAAGACAACCAAGTTCTAGTTGGATACAAAGGTACTAGCGAGGCTGATGCAGCCGCGTTCTATTGCCCATACATTCCTCTAATGAGCTCTGGTGTGGTTCTAGATCCAGCAACATTCGAACCAGTAGTTGGCTTCTTAACACGCTACGGCTATGTTGAGTTGACAAACACTGCAAGTTCTTTAGGTAATGCCGCCGACTACCTAGGCAAAGTGTCTATCAATTCCGATAACACAAGCTTCAAGTAATCACAAAGAACTGCTTTATAGCAAAAACAAGAAACCCGCGTTATGCGGGTTTTTTGTTGGACCTAATAACTGTAACCCTGCTAAATAATCATGTTCATCCCGTAAGGGAGTTTATGCGGTCCCCACCGCGTAGGCAATAGAACTGTCTAACAACTTAAGGAGAAACAAAATGGGACGCCCAATTAAAAAGAAATTTTTTGGAAATTTAAACCTAGGTGCTGCAACAACTACTGATGATGGTATCGGCGGTGAAGGTATCAGTTCAGTAATTACTATTGGAACTGCCGGCACAGATTACTCGCAAGGCGCAGTTGCAGTTTTCACTGCACCAGGCTTGCCAACAGGTGTTACTGCAACAGCCGATCTTACAATCAGCACACCAGGCGGCGCTGTTACAGCTATCGCATTAACTAACAAAGGTTCTGGTTACACAGGAACAGCAACAATTACAATTACTACTGCTACTGGAGTTGCCTCATCCGCAACATTCAACAGCGGGTTGCTAGGTGCTAATACATTTACAGTTGCAAGCGTAACTGGTATTGTTGTTGGTATGACTGTTGCCGGTGCCGCAACTGGTTCTTCCGGAAAAGTACAAAGTATTAACTCTGGTCTAAAAAGAATTACAACTACTGTAAACAATGCAAATACCTGGACTGACGCCGGTGACTTAACATTTACTGATTTAGGTACTGGTGCCCTGTTTATCACAACATTAACAACTACAGAGCAAAACGCTCTTAATGTTAGTGCAAAGTTACTTGCAAAAGATGGCGGTACTGCTGTTCTAGCATCTGACATCGTTAAACAAGAAGCAAGTCGTCGTTATCTAGTTAAGAACACAGACGGAACAGGTCAGTGTATACTAGTTGCTAGTGATACACCGGCTTTTGGCCAAATGAATATGACAGCAACTGATTCTGGTAGCAACACCTACTGGGTTACTAAACTAACTGCTCGTCGTTGTACTTTGACCCAACGCACTGGTAGTACACATGAATTTGCCTCAGGCACAACAGCAGGTTGGAATATTACTGCCGCAGCCACAGGTGTTGTAAAACTCGGTAATGCTTAATTAGTTTTAAGCTCACGGAAAAGGACTCTACGGAGTCCTTTTTTATTCTGGTAAATACAGGATGACCATTCCATTAACGATAACTCAATGGGCCGAAGATCCTTCTCATATAGGTTGGGAAAACATAGAATTATTACCAAGTTCTACTTCGCAACCACTATTACATATTGCTAGAGAACCTAGAAACGATATTAAAATGAAAACCCATTTTGTATATGCCACGGGATTCGATTTTAAATATGTTCCTGAAATTATTTCCGGAGTACAGTTTACACTGACCGTAGATAGAGGTGGACGCATATATGATGAAACTATACAATTAATGTATAATGGAAAATTAATTGGAGAGAATAAAGCATCCCAATTCGTTGATCCAACACAAGTATACGGGGGTAGTACAAATACATGGACAGTACCCGACATCAGTAGGCAACTGGTTCAAGATACATCTTTTGGGATAGCACTAAGATTTAAAAGTCATCCTGCATGGCCTCATAAAACTACGGCTATTTTAAGGCTACTGGATCTACAGATATACTAAACGAATAAATACCCTAAAGGAAGCAAAATAATGGCCGGAAGCAGAAACTCAGGAACAAGATCAATAGGACCAACAAGTGGAGTTATATCTTCTCCTAAGCCTTCTTCTCAAATTGATCAACAGACCAGTAGCACCACTTTAAACTCTATAGTTATTGATGCTGATGGATTTTTAAGATTAGTTGCCGGCTCCTCTATCTACACCGTTATACAAAATAATGATTTAAATGTAGGAAACTTTGATAATCCCACAGGTGCTGATTCTATTGCTCCGATTGATCAAACATTATATAGCACAACTGAAGAAAGACAGTTAGCCAGCGCATATTTTCCCGGCGGCGTGGGCATTGAGAAAGACTTAGCAGTTGGCGGATTCATTTATGGTCGTATTGCTCACGCCAATACTGCCACAACTTCTTCAAACATCAGTGTGCTACAAACTAATGCTGACCTTGTGTACTACCCTATATTCACCACCCCGGAAGGTTTGATTATACAAGGCGCTCAACTATACGGCGACCCTTTAAATCAAGATACTAGTACAGGTGGATTGACTTATAATCCTTTCTATGGAAAACTTTCAATAGAAAGAGGAGAAGTTAAATCTGACGAAGTGTCAACTAGCCCAACAACTGGTGCATTTACAGTAACTGGCGGTGTTGGTATTTTAGGAGATGTGTACATCGGTGCTTCGGCAACAGTCGAAGATGCTACAAATTCGACCGCAATTGATACAGGCGCATTAGTTGTTACTGGCGGTGTTGGTATTGGATTAGATGTTAATGTTGGCGGTAACATTTATCCTGCAGAAGTTAATACTGGAACTATCGGTGCTCAAGATCTTGAATGGGCCGATGCATACTTAAACAAAGTATATACTAAATTTTTAGGAAGTACTGCTAGTAATTTAACTATTGCTCCTGGTGGTGGAATGACTGATGTGTTTGGCGACATTAGAGTTCGTGGCCAAAATCCAATCGGTACTGCCCCAGTTATTACCAATGTACTATATGTTACCATGGATGGTAACGATACCAATGACGGCCGTGCTCAAGATCCTAGCCGTGCTTGTCGAACTATCGGTGGAGCAATCAACAGCCCATACTATCAACCAGGAACACAAATTCAAGTTAGCCCTGGACGATATTTAGAAAACAATCCTCTTGATATGAAACCCTATACTTCTGTAAGGGGAAGCGACATTCGTACAACATTTATTGAACCAATCAATAAAACACAAGACTTATTCCACATGAATAGTGGATGTTATCTTAACTACATGAATTTCTTAAACGGTCGAAGTGGTCGGTTGCCCGGGGCATACCAACAGAAATTTAATAGAGGTGCGTATGCTACATCGTTTCCTCCACAAGTGGGCGATAGCAAAATTGATTTATTTCAATCTCCATATGTTCAAAACTGTACCAATCAAAGCGGTCCGTGGCTGAATGATGGTACAATGTTTGTACCAAATCAAACAGTGCAAGTACCGGCGGCAGTTGGCATGGGTTCGTGGGAAGCAAACACCACTACTATAACTGTTAGTGTGTCTACCGGAACAATTGGTATTGGACACAGCATCAATGCAGGAAAGCAAAATCCCGGATTCTTTAACGGTCGTACATTGTTGTTAGCCAATAAACCGTTTATACAAAGTCAAACAGTTGCCTGGGTAGATGCAACATTTAATAGCGGATCGTTTACCTACAATCAATTAAAGTGTTCACGAGATACCGGCCTAGTAGTTAACGCTATTGCCATGGACTTACTACAGGACAGTACCAGTGATAGCCAGTTTGCAGGAATACAATATTGGAATCAAGATACCTATACTGGTGAAATTCCTAGCGAAATAACTGCAACAATTGCCGCAATAACATTCTTAAAAAGTATTTCTATTGTTACTTCTCCAACAAATCAATCTACTGTTGATACATTATATGATAAAATTATAGATATACTAAATGTTGGTACACTAGGTATAACAGATGATTTGTCTTATGGTGGTTTGCCATCAACTGATCCAGATGTTCTTTCAGACTATCAATATCTACAAGATAACAAATCAACTTTACAAGAAACAGTTATTGATTGGATCACAGCAAATTACCCAACATTAGAGTACAGCCAAGATTTATGCTATAGAGATGTAGGATACATAGTTGATAGTATATGTTTTGATTTACTGCATGGTGGCAACATACAGAGTATTAAGAGCGGTGTCTATTATTACAACTACTCTAACACTTCAGCATTAGAAGCAACAAACGAAGTCCCGGCAACTACTGCTGCCTACAATTTTATGAAGAGTATTATCTCTAATATCATTGAAGCTAAAGTAATTGCAAACCCGTATCAAGTATCCGTTACCCAGGTAACAGGATTAGATGCAGGCACCGCAAGACAATCAACTACAGTTAAGGGATTACTTGATACTATCACAAGTATCATTCGTAATGGCCCAGAGTGGGCAGGACCAAAAACTCCTATTAACTTAACTACAAACGAAAGTACAGGTGTAATCAACGCCTACAATCTTTTAATTGCTAATATTCCTTTTATCCAAGCAGAAGTAAATGCGTTTATTGATCAAACAATGAACTACTTTGAATATAATAGACAGCTATGCTATAGAGATTCCGGTATCATATTAGAAAATTTAGTGTATGATGCTGTGTTTGGTGGCAATGAAAAGAGTGTTGAGAGTGGTAAGGCATACTACCGAGGAGTGACTAGTGTTATTGCTGGACAAGAAACACAAACTATCGGCGCGATAGATCATATCGTTGACCTTTGTGAAAAAATATTAATGAATGAGCCTTGCGATGTTATCACACCGCCTCCAAACATTCCTTCAAACAGTCAAGTAATTAATTTTAATTTGAGTGGTGGCGAAATTATAATTCCAAGTTTAGAAAAATTAGCTAACATCACAACTAATATTATTCTTAACGGACCAGATGCGGCTCCAGAATTGTACAACGGTCCTGGTCCAGACTCGGCATTTGTAAGTGCAGAGGTATTGCTACAGGCTAACCGTAAGTTTATTCAAGAAAATACAATTAATTACATTAACTACAATCTTTGCCAGCCACCAAAGGCATTACCTTACAATCAAATAAAGTGTAAAAGAGATGCAGGAATTATAGTTGATAGTATTGCGTCTGATTTGTTATTCCCAACTCCTAGCAATAGTCAAAGTACTTTTGCCGGCGTGCAATATTTCAACCGCACTGGATACACTGGTGCAATTAAAGAACAATTAGGACCAACAATTGATGCAGTTACATACCTAAGAGATCTAAGTGTTAAAGTTGTTCAAAACATTACAACAGCAACCGACGCTATATTAGGAATAACTCGCTACACAGATGCTGTACAAACTACATCTACAAATTATGCTACTGCTTCCGAAGTTGCAACCATCCGTTCAGAATTTGGAATAATTCTAACAATATTAAATGGTAGAACTACAGGATGGACTGATGAAATTATTCCAAATGGTGGAACAATTAGCCCATTCCCTAGTGTGCAGAATACTGTTGACTTATTACAAAATAATATTAGCTATCTATCAGAAGAGGTAGTTGCGTATGTTAATGCAAATAACCCAGGATTCACTTACTCAACAAGCACTTGTGCTAGAGACATTGGATATATTATTGATAGCGTTAGCTTTGATTTGTTGTACGGCGGCAATCGTCAAGCAATACAGTCTGGTCTAAGTTACTATCAAAGCATTGGTGCAGAAACAGTTATACCTGATGAGGTGCCGCAAACAGTAGATGCATTTACATTTATTGGTACACTAACATCAATGTTGATTCAAGGTGAAACTTATTATCCTCGACAAACTAAAGTAAAGCCTGTACTGGATCTAGACCTAGGAGACAGTGTTGCTGCCGAAGTATTGACTAACATTATTAGCACTATTACAAATATTATCAGTAATGGGCCTTCTGTTGCGGCAACATTGGTTCCAATTTCTTTAACACAAGATACTTCTACAAGTACTGTTAACGCTTTTAATATTCTTAAAGCAAATAAAGAATTTATTGCCGCAGAGACAATAAAATATTTAGATGAAACTTATAATGCTGACAGCTTTAACTATGATCAAGAACTGTGCTACAGAGATACTGGACTAATCATTGATGCTGTAAGCCAAGACATTTTGCTAGGCGGTAATCAAAAGAGTAGAGAAGCAGGCCTAAGTTATTGGAACCAAGGATTCAATTATGTTTCTGGTCAATTAACAACTACTACTTCGGCAATTAATTATGTTAGAGATTTAGCCCTACAAGTTATTGCTAACACCACTGTAACTTCTGTAACTGGTACTGTAGCTACACAGGTAATTAATCCATTTTATCAATATGGTGGAGATTACATGCCACAAGAAGCCATTATGCGTAATTTCAACATCATTACTGAAATTATTAATAATGGACCTAATGCGGCTCCTCCAATTTATGCAGGTGGCGGATTGTTTATCTTAACTGGATTGAATGGATCTGCTGTAAAGATTGCACCGAAGGTTACTTCTATAGTTGAAGTAGATACTAATGTTTATCAAATTGGACTAGACACTCCTACAATTGGCTACGGCGCAGACGCAACATTGTATTTTGGAGATACCGCAGTGTTTCCAGCTCAAGGGCCACAAGTTGAAGCCAAGAGTTTAGAATACACAGGTAGCACCAGCACCTGGAACGAACGAAAAATTGACTCAATAGGCGCAATTGGCGGCAGCTTAGTTGATGGCGGGGTTATCAGTGACCGAAGCCCAATTCAATCATTTGTTTATGATGCATATACTCAATTGAACCAAGGCGGTATCGGTGTTAAAGTTACAAACAATGGATATGCACAGTTAGTTTCCGTGTTTACTATTTTCTGTGACATAGGTGTTCTATGTGACAATGGCGGTATTGCTTCCATTACCAACTCCAACTGTAACTTTGGAAATATATCATTGTTGGCAAAGGGGTATGGCGGGCGTAGCTTTAGCGGTACTGTGTTTAACCCTACATATAGATCATATCCATTCAGTCCAGACGGCGAAGGGTTACCTTATCTTGATCAATTCTATCCAGACGGCTACTGGCCAAATCAAGGCGGACGAGTAGAAATATTTGTACCTGATACTGCCAATAGACCACACATTGGTCTAGTAATGGAAGTTGAGGCTCCGCAGGGACACAAGAACGAACAAGGATTTGACGGGTTCTTAAACATCTATCCAAGTACAAGTACCTTGACTACCGGCACAATTACTTTAACCGGAATTAGCACTAATGATGTGTTTATTGGTAACAATCTTTATATTAGAGACCAATTTGGTCGTCAATTTGACGACAACGGAGTTTGGTATGCAGGAACCGGCACAGTTGTAACTGATGTTGGCTATAACAGTATCAGTCTTAATCAAGCGTTGGGCAGCGGCGGCGGCGATCCAACTAACCCAACTTACTTTACATTATATTTCTGTGGAAATAGTTATTATACGGTGCAGACAAGTGTGGTAGCCAATCAACCATATGCGCCCAATAATAATATTTTAAGTGCGAACACTGATCCGTTTTATCAAGGACCCGCAGTTAATCAAATTTCCGCACATATTTCTTCACTAGAGTATTTGAATACTGTCGTAGACAATGTAATTGCTAACCTTACAGTTTCCCCAACTGCGGGAAATACAGCAACACAGGTCGTAAATCAGTCAGTTATCGGCGGCGAAAGTGCCCAAGCATTTATTGATTTAAGATTTGGGTACATAATTGATATTGTAGGTGCAGCCGACATTACTGCGGCGCAACAGGTAGTCCCACAGAGTCAAATTACAACAGTGGGCACGATTCCTGCAGGTGCAGGTAGCGCAGTTATTTTGATAGTAGAAAATATAGAATTTATAGCAGAAGAAATTGCTGCCTATGTTGATGTTAATTTATTAGGTGGAATTGTAAGTTACAATAAATCTAAATGTGTAAGAGATGTAAAACTAATTTTACAACAACTAATTTATGATTTGCAAACTGGTGGAAATTATAACAGCGTGTATAGTGGATTAAGTTACTGGTCTCGTACGGGCTCGTATCATATTGTTGAACTAGGTGAAGCAGTTAACCGACCAGATTTATTTCCGGACGGCGCCGTTGTTAATTTCTATCAACGAAGTTACATAAGTGCATCGGGTTATCTATTTGAATATGTTGGTGCAGGTACAAACTACGGAGCACTTCCTCAACGAGGTGTTGCGGATCCTGTACAGAGCCAAGAAACTGTTCAGCTTAATGCTGGCAAGGTGTTCTTTACAAGTACAGATCAAAACGGTGACTTCCGTATTGGTCCGGGATTAGTAATAAGTCAAGCTACGGGTGTTCTAAGTGGTAGAACATTTGTCCAATCACTATACGCAAATATGACCCCATTCATATTAGCAATTGAATAACAGGAAAGAATATGGCACAGTTACCATTAAACAAGTTTTTAACTAAGACAGCAGTGTTGAGTACCAGCACTACTACCAATGTCTACACAAGTCCAATTGGAATAACTTCAATTGTATTGATGTCGCAGGTGGCAAACCTTACAACCGAAACACAATATGTAAGTTTTCAACATTTTAGATATAAGACAGTATTGCCCGACGCCCAGGGATTCGGCGGCCAAATAGGAAATACTCCGAGTACCTTAGTTAAAGAATACGCAATTCCTGCAAATGATGCTGGAACACCACTAACCGGAAAATTAATTATTGAAGAATTAGATGGTGTCCGTGCGTATGCGACGAATTCAGGAACAATGCAGTTAATACTGAGTATTCTACAAACAGCTAATTCATAAACACAACCAGGATAATATATAATGCCAGGATTATTAAGCGGATCAATGTTAAGGACAGGTGGCAGCGGGCAGTTTATTAAACTGCAAGATGCTATGCCACAGCTACCTGCAAGTCCTAGCACCAGCACAGGTTACTCTATCATCACGAGCGACAAGTTAGTAACTACCTATGCCAGTAGTTTAGGAAACATTGAGTTTAGTTCTGCTACTGTTTACAGCAACAACGGGCAAAACATACAGATAATTGCAACCGGCACGACAACCTCAATTGTTGTACGAGGCAGTGTGGCCGCAATAAGCACCAACACAGGAGCGTTAGTTGTTCAGGGCGGTGTTGGCATGAGCGGAGACCTTTATGTTGGGGGCACTTTCACTGCAACAACTTCTTCTGTAGTAACTTTGAATGTTGCTAATACCGCAACCGTTTATGGTGATTTGTTCGTTGAAGGTAGATTTACTGCTTCAACTTCTACAATACTAACTTTAAAAGTTATAGGAACCGAAACTTCTATCTCAACAAATACCGGCGCCCTGCAAGTCGTTGGAGGGGTAGGAATTGCTAAAAATCTATTTGTTGAAAGTACTGCTACATTTAATACCGATGCCCTTGTTAATAACAATTTAACCGTTAAGGAAAATTTTACCGTTGACGGGAATGGTAATGTTTATCTAGTACCGGCTGCGGCAGATGTAGTAATTCAACCTACACTAGGTGGAAAGGTAACTATTTGGCCGTCGTCTGCCGGCTCCATAGATGACATGGTAATTGGCGAGAATGATGCAAGAGACGGATATTTTGACACCCTCTATGCAGAGAACCTAACAGTTACAAATACCGCATGGGTAGGTGGTAGTGTTTACAGTCAAGAAGGCATTCTTGCAGAAGATAACTTATTGTACACTCCTCGATCAACATTATCAATTGGCTTGCCGCCCGCTGATCCAAGATTAGGAGATTTTTGGATAGATCCTGGCCAAGGCGCTACCTTTCAATATATATTAGATGATGTAAATAAGGTATGGATACAATTTACAGGACTATAAGAGTATAATATGGCTTCAATTTTCCCAACATACACCACTGGTACTAACACCGGAACCAATTATACAATAGGAACCACAACATACCAGTGGACTGGATATGCTTGGATTAAGGTTTCGGAAACGGCACAACTAGAAACCCTCACATTAAAGAATTTAACAGCCACAAATACTATAGTAGTAACATCAACTACTAATGCAATTTCCACAGTAACTGGTGCTTTTCAAGTAGTGGGGGGTGCTGGCATTGGGCGAGATTTGTGGATAGGTGGTAAGGTTGTTATTGCCAACACATCAACCATAGACAACGCAGACATAGTTACTACTGCTACCCTTGCTCAATATATACGCCCTTCAATTTTTGTTGCCGGGACCGGCACAACAATCACTACTTCTACTGCCAACTACCAAGAAACGATAACAATCTGGAGCACTAGTACATTACAGACCGTAACAGATAGCGGAAATTCGACCACTAATCAACTACTATTTTTAAACGCTACTAATGCAACTAATACAGTTACTGGTGCATTGATTGTTACCGGAGGTGTTGGAATAGGTGGGGATCTTTATTTAGGTGGTACAATTTATAGTGCAGGTATACCGGTAATTACCACAACCACAATTGTGGATTATTTTGCAGCCGGAGACGATATACAGATCATATCAACAGCATCGTTTACCGGACAAGTGTTGCTGATCACTAATACTAGTACTTTACAAACTGTAACAACTCGCGGCTCTACAACTACCAATGCCGTACACTTTACAAACACCACAGAATCTACATCAAGTAGCACAGGAGCGGTGATAATCAGTGGTGGATTGGGTGTGGCTAAACGAATTAATTCTGAAAGCCTGCAAATTGCAGACACCGTGATGGATTCTGGACTAATTTTGGTAAATACGACAGCAACCTATGTAGTAGATTATTACCCTATTGGGCAGTATAGATCGGCAAAATATCTAATACAGATAGAAGATGGGAGCGGGATTTCGGCCGATTTTGAAACTATTGAGATTTTATTATTGGTAGATAACGCACAAACAGTATACGCAACAGAATACGCTGTTCTTTCGTCCAATGGAGAATTGGGAGAATTTGCGGCAGATGTACAAGGAGATGATGTGGTTAGACTTTATTTTACACCGTTCCAGGCGTCAAGTAAAATCTTAAAAATCTTCAGGACAGGAATGGTAGCATAACACAGGACATTACACTAAAATGGCACTAACATCGATCACTAAAGACTTCGTAGTCAGATCCGGTCTTATAACCGAGGGAACTAATTGGGTAACCTCAAGTACTGGCATGACAGCCACCCTCCAAGTTACCGGCGGCGCCGCGATTGCAAAGAATTTGGTTGTCGGAACAACGGCAACTATTTGGGGTCCGGCAACCCTACAAAATAATTTAACCGTTAATGGTTCAACTGTTTTAGGAAATCTAACAGCAACTCTAACTACGGTTACTTCATTACAGGTAACTGGTCCGAGTTTATTCCAAGGACAAACACTATTTACAGGCGCTGTAAACACATTTAGTGGTTCACTATTTGTTACAGGCACAAACATTTTCACAGTTGGTACAGGAACATCTAACTTTGGTGGCGCAGTTAATATTGAGGGAGTTGCAAGTGTTACCAACAACACAACAGCAAACAGCGGGGGCGCGACAGGCGCATTAGTTGTTACCGGTGGTACCTATATTGGTGATAACCTAATTGTTAAGAGTACTGCTTGGAACACAGCAACTAACACTGCTAACGCAATTTACACATCGGGTGGTATCTACGCAGACAAAGGATTAACAGTTAACGGGACAACCTTATTCAAGGATACTGTTACTTTTGCGGGTACTGCAACTTATGTATATTCTACAAATACTGTTTATACAGATAATATTCTTGAACTACACACGCCACCGACAGGAATTGACACTCCGTGGTTTATAGATGATGGAAAAGACATTGGTCTTCGATTCCACTATTATACAAATTCAACTGATACAAATGCGGCCCTAGTACTTGCAAATGATAGTAAGGTACTCGAATGGTATAGTTCTGGTGCTGAATCAAGTACCGGCACTTTTGCCAATGCAACTTACGGCACATTTAAAACTGGTTCTATTTTATTAGATAATTCAACCGGAGCAAACTCAACAACTACCGGAGCTCTACAGGTAAAAGGCGGCGTTGGGGTAGGCGGCAGTATGTATGTTGGTGGAGTTGTAACTGCTACTACATTTTACGGGGCATTAACTGGTGTTGCGACTACAGCAACTAACCTAGCAGGCGGCGCAAGCGGCAGTCTTCCATATCAAACGGGTGCTGGTGCAACCGCAATGCTATCGATTGGCGCTAACGGCCAAGTCCTTATGATCACTGGCGGAAATCCGTCATGGACAAATATTTCAGGATTAACCGCAGGATTCGCAACTACAGCAACTAACATTCTCGGCGGATTAAAAGATCAAGTTCCATACCAAACTGCTCCTGGACAAACGGCATTTAATGTAGGCATGACCTTTAATGGTACTATTTTTACCGCTACAAACATCACGGTTAGTGGAACAAGTAATAGTACAGGATACAATAATAATACTGGTGCGTTAATTGTACGAGGCGGCGCCGCAATTAACAACGACCTATGGGTAGGCGGAGACATTAACCTACAAGGTAGTTTATATTTAAAAGGTGTTGGCCTTGATGAAATTACAGGTAGCACAGGTACATTTGACTTCTTGATTGTTGAAGGAACAGGTACAAGTCTAATAGTTACCGATGGTTCTACTTTTGCTGGTATTACTACAGTTACAAACGCAACTCCTTCATTGGGAGCAGGCGGTGCAGGTGCATTCCAAGTTAGAGGTGGTGTAGGTGTTACTAAAGATATCTATATAGGTACAACAGCGACTATCGCCGGTATTTTATTAGAAACTAACACAACTCCTTCATTGGGTTCAGCAACTGCTGGCGCAGTACAAGTAAGTGGTGGTGTTGGCATTGCCAAAGACATCTATGTTGGTACTACTGCTACTGTTGCTGGTATAACATTCCATAATAATACAACCCCAGCCTTGGCTTCTGCAACACAGGGCGCAATACAAACTACCGGTGGTGTTGGCATTGCCAAAGACATCTATGTTGGTACTACTGCTACTGTTGCTGGAACATTATATTCAACTAACACGCTACCTTCATTAGGTTCAGCAACTGCTGGCGCAATACAAACTACCGGCGGTGTTGGCATTGCCAAAGACATCTATGTTGGTACTACTGCTACAATTGTTGGTTCAGCAAGCGTTGGCGCCGAATTTACTGTTACTGGATTTACTTCATTAAACGGCGGCGCACTCGCTACCGCAATGACTGTAACAAATAGCACTTCGGTTAGCTCAACAGGAACTGGCGCTTTAATTGTTCCACTTGGCGGCGTGGGCATTGGCGGAGGATTAGTAGTCGGTGGTGTAACAAGTTCAACTAACATAACTCCTTCGTTAGGAGTTGCGGACGGCGGGTCAATACAAACTGCTGGTGGTGTTGGAATTGCTAAAGATTTATATGTAGGCACTACTTCTACTTTAGCCGGTGTGCTATACGAAACAAACGCAACCCCTGCGTTAGGTGTTGCTGCCGCAGGCGCAATACAAGTAACCGGCGGTGTTGGAATTGCCAAAGATATCTATATTGGCACAACTGCTACAATTGCTGGCATAACATATCATAACAATACAACTCCAACATTAGGCTCTGCATCACAGGGTGCAGTACAAACAACTGGCGGTGTAGGTATTGCTAAAGATTTATATGTAGGTACAACTGCTACCGTTGTTGGTATACTTACTGTAAACAACAATACTTCAGTTAGCTCAACTACAACCGGTGCATTAATTTTATCGGGTCCAACTTCTGGATTAGCTGTAGGGGGTGGCGGGTTCTTTGGTGGCACGGTAACTGCTACTAACCTTGTTATTAGTGGAACAGCAACATTACCAACTAATGTTATTTTAAGTAACTTAACAGTAACAAACCTAACAGTTACTAGCACAACCCCAACACTTGGATCTCCGTCTTTTGGCGCAATAGTTGTATCAGGTGGTGTTGGAATTGCCAAAGACATCTATGTAGGAACAACTGCTACATTTAATAGTACCATTGCTGTAACGGGCATTGCAAGTTTTAATAATGTCACAGACAGTAACGCTACAAATAACGGAAGTGTTATTATATCAGGTGGTGTTGGAATTGATAAAAATCTAGTTGTTGGATCAGCAGTCACTATTGGTAGCGTAACTACGCAAACCGTAGTTACAGCAGTTTACAGTAACAACTTTTTAGATGCTAGCTATACCAGCGGTTATATATCTTCCCCGACAGAAATAACTTTAGATACTTACAGTGCAACTACTTACAGAACTGCAAAATATCTAATACAGATCGTAGATGCCGCAAAGGTGCATGTCGAAGAGATCTTACTATTCCACGATAGTACTAATGTTTACATGACAGAATACGGCGTGATGTCTAACACCGGAGAATTGGGAGATTTTGACGCAACACTTGCAGCCAATACAATCACTCTTAAATTTACTCCAAATTACACTCCTACTTTGATGACAGTTAAAGTGGTTAGAACAACAATAACTATGTAATCGCAGTTAACCAAAAATAACAGGATCTTCGGATCCTGTTGCCTTTTTTCCCAAAAGTATTTTATTAGATAAATAAATCTGAAACCAGCCAATTGGTGGAATAAGGGAAACTAAAAGGCATTATGTCATATTATACCGATTTTAAGGTAAAGAATGGCCTTGTGGTCAATACCACAGCTACTTTTTTATCAACGATAACCTCAACATCAACAACCACGGGTGCAGTACAGATCTCCGGCGGCGTAGGCATTGCGAAAGATGCCTGGGTGGGCGGCGCCATCAATATTGCCAGCACAACCAGTGCTACAAATACCGTATCTGGTGCATTGCAAGTAGTAGGTGGTGTTGGTATTCAAGGTGACTTGTATGCCCGTAATATCTACATGAACGGAGTCCTAGTTGGTACAGGGGGCGGAGGCGACGGCAGTTTTCCATATATTGATTTGGGCTATGTCTACGATACCGGCCTAAATGTTGCAGGGTCAGTCGATGCAGGCACATTACCTTAATACAAAGAGAGAATAAAAATATGTCAGTTCAGTTTCAGTTTAGGAGAGGGAATACTACTCAAAACAACAGTTTTACTGGTGTAATAGCAGAGATATCTATTGACACTAGTACTAACACTATTAGGGTACATGATGCTATAACAGCGGGCGGCACAAAAATTATGCCAACGCTAAGTTTAACTAATACTCAACGGCTTGCATTTACTCCGCAAGCTGGACAACTTATCTTTGTAACTGACTATGTTAGTGCAGGGGTAAGCCCAACTTGGATGGGAGACGGTAGTAGCATAGGAGGTATAATTGCCGCAGGAAGTGTTGTTGCATCTGCATCAACTGCTACAAATTTAACAGGCGGCAGCAGCGGTCAAATACCTTTTCAAACTGCACCCGGTGCAACAAGTTTCTTTGGTCCGGGATCTGCGGGTACTGTCTTAGTAAGTTACGGCTCGTCAGCCTCACCTGTATTTCAAAATACATTAACATTGGCAGGAACAACTGCGGCCTCTAGCACTACTACTGGCGCATTGGTTGTTGGTGGCGGAGTGGGTGTTGGCGGTAATTTATATGTAGGCGGCGAAATTGTTGCGAACAAGTTAACTATTCAATTAACAACAGTTACCACTACATTAGTACAAACAGATGACATAATTCAAACCTTAAATGTTACACAATCAAGTTCAACTACCTCCGGCGCCCTACAAGTTGCAGGTGGTGCGGGAATTGGTCTAGATATTACTGTTGGCGGAAGTATCAGAGTAGCCAGTGTTGTTACAGCAACAACATTTATCGGCAACCTAACAGGTAATATTACAGGTAATGGAACAGGCAACTTACATTACCAAAGCGCAAACAATACAACAAGTTTCTTAAGTACTGGTACAACTGGCCAACTACTAGTTGCCGCAGGCGGATCTCCAGTATGGACAACAACATCTAGCATTCAAGTAGGATATGCCGCAAATATTTTAGGTCTTGGCACAGGCGGCATCTTATATGAAAGTGCAGATAACACTACAAGTATTTTAAGTACTGCCACAACTGGCAATTTCCTACAGGCAAACTACAACGGTGCTCCTACCTGGACAACAACGGCCGGTATGTATGTTGCTCGCGCTGTCATGGCTGATATTTCAGCAGGTGGCGCAAATACTGCAACTAATATCTATGGTGGTAATGCATGGCAAATTCCATATCAGTCAGCACCAAGTACAACATTATTTGCCAACTCAGGTACTACTGGTCAGTTCTGGCAGGCAGCAACCAATGGCGCTCCTACCTGGACTTCAACAAGTAGCATCTATGTTAACAGTGCGGTAAGTGCTGAAAAATTATATGCAGGTACTGCTGGACAAATTGTTTATCAATCAGCCGCAAGTACCACTGCGTTCTTAGGTACAGCTACCACAGGTAACTTCCTACAAGCAAATTATGTAGGTGCTCCTACCTGGACAACCACTGCTAGTATGTATGTCAACGATGCAGTTAAATCAACTAACCTACGAGCAGGTACTGCTGGCCAACTACACTACCAATCAGCTGTAGATACCAGTGGATTTATTTCAACTGCTACAACTGGCAATTTCTTACAAGCAAACTATGTAGGTGCTCCTACTTGGACCACAACTGCTAACATCTATGTTAATAGTTCAGTAGCTTCTGAAAAATTATATGCAGGTACTGCTGGGCAGTTAGTATATCAATCAGCGGTAAGTACCACTGCGTTCTTAGGTACAGCTACTACAGGTAACTTCCTACAGGCCAACTTTGCAGGTGCTCCTACTTGGACAACCACTGCAAATATCTATGTGGCCAATGCGGCTATCGCGACCAATGTTCGTGCAGGTACTGCTGGACAAATTGTTTATCAATCAGCCGTAGATACAAGTGGATTTATTTCAACTGCCACAACTGGTAACTTCCTACAGGCCAATTATGCAGGTGCTCCTACCTGGACAACCACTGCTAGTATGTATGTTGCTCGCGCTGTCATGGCTGATATTTCAGCAGGTGGCGCAAATACTGCAACTAATATCTATGGTGGTAA